TAACAAGAGCTCTTTTCATGTTGCTGATAATTTACTATAACATTATACCAAAAAAGGATGGTTTATACAACCATCCCCTCAGGTCTACATGCACGCCACTTGCTCTTTGTCCTGAAGCAAGAAACAGGGCGGGAGTATAAAACCCCATCCGCACCACTTGCTTTTGAGAGAAGCAAGAAACTCCAGGGGTCATAAGACCATCCCGACCAGGGCAAATTTAGAGTCGTTCCGGGACTTCAACAGTCTCAAGATCAGCGTAAATCTGCTCCATCAACATTTCATAATCATCTAGAGGTTCTCCTGAAAACACCACTCCATTATTTTCATAGAAGCGGCGCACCTTTTTGAAAAGTTTCGGATTCTTTACATCAAGGAAAATTTCGCCATTAGCAGCAGCACGGAGAGTGCTGATGTCTTTTTTGAATTTTTCAGTCAGTGCCATCGTTGTGTTTGGTTTACCTTTGTATTATAAGGTTTTGACTTTATATAGTCAAGGTGCCAGAGGATCTGGCAATCGGAATGACAGGATTCGAACCTGCGACATCTCGCTCCCAAAGCGAGTGCTCTACCAAACTGAGCTACATTCCGAAGTGGTAGTTCCTATCGCCGCTAACCCTGAACTACCAAGGGGGTCACCGCAGTTGAGTTGTGTCTCAACTCGTTAAGTATAACACTATTTGTGGTGTTTGGCAAATGGTTCCCAGTGTTCCCAACCATATTTGTGAATGAGATGCATACCGATAATGGGAACAAAAACAAGAAAGAACCCCATGACGCCAAGGCACCAAGGGGTTTGCATTACTGATCTAACAAACAGTTGAACGTGTGTCATGATTGTTCGTGACCTTGTTGTTCTGATTCTGGATGTGGTTGTTGCTCTGATTCAGGGTGATTTTGTTGTGTTTGTTCGTGGTTCATCGAAATATGCAGGTAAAGGGCAACCTTTAAACTTGTCTATCTCATTAACGGATGCAACAAACATAGTTGCAACACCAAGACAGAAAGCAAAAAGCATCTGGGGAAAGTTATAGTTTCCCATGTAAGCAGTTGGATCAGGTTCATCATCATGAGGATGAAGATGCTTTGCTACTTCTTTTATTCTTTTTTGTTTTTCTTTTTCTTTGTCATCCATTTCAACCTCGGTATCTACCTGGCCATGTTAGTTGCATCCCAGCAATGAGCAACGAAATGAATGCAAATACAAACAATAAAGTCATGCTGGATAATCCCAATTAGTTATTCTTTCTGTTTTATGAATTGGTCCCCATCCTCCAGTGTATATGAAAGGAACCGTGCGAATCTTGCACTTCTCACCAGTACAAAGAAGATCATCAACAATACGCCACGACTCCATTACTTCATCAGAATGGACGAAGTGAGACTGGTCACAGTTGATAGCATCATGAAGTAGTTTTTCATACCCATCTACTGCTCGGTCTTGGGGATACTCATGGGTGAGAGTGGCACGTTCCAGTTCGTCTGATAACCCAGGGGACTTAATATCCATCCTAATATCAAGATGAGGATTAGGTTGAAGACGCATGACAATACGGTCGTTGATTTCCCCATCATAAAGTTTCAGTGGAGGTGCTTTTAATTTGATAACTACTTCAACGCACCCATAGGGCATCTTCTTGCCCGTCAGGACACGAAAAGGAACGCCTTCCCAACGCCAGTTATCGACGAATAGAGTGCCAGCAACACTGGTAGGAGTACGACTGTTAGGATCAACACCCTCTTCATCACGGTAACCTGCATATTGTCCAAGAATCATGTCCTCCCCTAAACGAGTAGCAGCAAGTACTTTTGTTTTCTCACGCCTAATTTCTTTGGCGCTCATCTTACATGGTGCTTCCATAGCGATCAAAGACAGCACCTGAAGAATATGGTTCTGAAGCATATCTCTTACAGCACCAGCAGTTTCATAATACTGAGCACGTCCATCACACCCTATAGTTTCAGTAGCAAAAATTTGAACTTCGTCTATGTAATTGCGGTTCCATAAAGGTTCCAACAGTATGTTGCTAAACCGAGTAGCGAGAATGTTATTAACAGTATCTTTGCCAAGATAATGGTCAATGCGATAAACTTGTTTCTCGCGTAGATGTCGCTCAACCACAGACTGTAGATGATGAGCAGATTTATAATCGTACCCAAAGGGTTTTTCGATAACCACTCTAGACCTTTCGGGGTCGTCAAGGAGTCCTGCTTCTTTGAGATTGACGATAGCATTCTCATATCGTTCTGGTGGTACGGATAGGAAATAAGTATTATCTTCTAAGTAATCTGGGAGATGTTTCAAACTCTCAACACAATCTAAATCAGCACACTGATAATCTAGATGATGCAAGAACTCCTCAGGATAATCTCCCAAAGACTCTTTCCACTGTTGTGCTGTTGGTTCTCTCCTTGCAGATCCAGTAATTACAAAGTTTTCTGGGAGCAAACCTTTCTCCCAGAGTTTATGAAGTGCTGGTATCAGTTTTCTTTTGCATAGATCTCCAGTAGCACCGAAGATAACTATGCCCCTAGTGAGCGGTTCCGTTTCCATCGTATTTGTCTGAGTCGTAGTATATATTTTCACCTTTTCGTATCCCGAAATATATCGTGGATAGTACAAACGGTATTGAAATCCAGGTGAGTGCATTACCTAACATCATGTCCTCCGAACATTGCTCGCATACCATTTAGAACCTTGGCTGCGAAAGCACCAAGACGGCGCGACTCAAAGCGTGACCACAACGCACTGCTGATAACAGGAGAGGGTACGCCAAGATCCACAGCAGCGTGAACAGTCCAACGACCCTCACCACTGTCTGATACTCCACCATCGAACTTGCTAAGTTCTCTATCGCTGCGTAGAACATCAGCGGTAAGGTCAAGTAACCAAGAACCAACCACACTACCACGACGCCATAACTCAGCCACCTCAGCACAGTCAATATCATATTGATAGTCTGCTGGATTTTCCATCGGAGCAACCTCAGCATCGCCCTCTTTAACGTACTTTGACCCAGCATTAGCTTCATGCAGGATATTAAAGCCTTCGGCGTAGGCTTGCATGATTCCATACTCAACTCCGTTATGAACCATCTTCACAAAGTGTCCAGCACCTGGAGGTCCACAATGGAGCCAACCGTGCTCGGCAGATGTCTCATGGCTGAGAGGATCGGTTCTTGGAGCTCCGCCGATACCTGGTGCGAGTGCCCTAAAGATTGGAGCGCAAACGGATACTGCAAAATTTGCACCCCCAACCATAAGACAGTATCCACGCTCCAAGCCGTAAACACCACCACTAGTACCACAGTCAAGATACGATATGCCCAACTTAGCAAGCCTATCTGCTCTCCTGCGAGAGTCTTTAAAATTGCTATTGCCATGATCAATAATAATATCACCTTCCATACAAAATGGTAGTAACTCATTTAGTGTGTCCTCTACTAATTCTGCTGGAATGACTAATTGAAAGATACCTGGTGATTTACCAACCAGACCATCTTGATTGTGAACTACTTGAACAAGGCTTTCCAAATTAGTGGCAACTCCACTAACATAACCTGCTTCATACGCTTCTTGAGCTTTTGCATAGTTTCTCCTATAACCCCAGACTTCGATGCCTGCTTTCAACATACGGCGAGACATACCCTCGCCCATGCGACCTAATCCAATTAAACCTACTTTCATTTTTGTTCCGATGATACTAATGTTACTGAACTCAAATCACTTACATCCGGTGGAAATGGATCGCGATCTTTTTCTCTGACTGTTAAATGATCAGGATCAATAATCCTCATCGCTTCGTATAATTCTTGTGCGTGATGCAATTCATCATTCATCACGCTGCATATATCTATGTCAGTTTCATCAACCTCCGCCAGATATTTCATGTATGTTTCCATGGCATGAATTTCTATTTCGTAGGAGAGATGGTAAGCAGCGCGAGGAGATACCCAATAATAAACCACGTTGATCCAATAATAGACAAGTACGAGGTGTCTGGCAAAAAAGCGATCAATCCAATAAGCATTACCGCCCCTAGATTCCATGATTTCCAGATGTTCTGTTTCATTTACCGATTGCTCAAAGTGCTGTTTCATCAAATAAATGTGCCACTGTCCACGCAAACCTAACGATTCACGCAAGTGAAGCACACTTAAAAAAGCAAAGTATGGTGCCCGTGCTATCTCCTCAAGTACCCAGAATCTCTGAAAGTGACGACCTTGATATAGGAAGTCTAAGATAGCAACTGTGATGTTTAATGTGATCGTGTTAATTTTCCTCATCATCATCCTCATATAAAGGACATGGTTCTTCAAATAGATGTTCCATTCTAAGTTGTTTGATGCGCTCTCGGAGTCCTTTGTAGAACTCTCTTTTTTCGTCAGCGTTCATTTAGTCTTTAATAGATCTTCTACTTGCTTGCGAGTTTTAGTCATCTTCTGTTTTTCACGGTCAGTATGTTTATATCCATATTTACCATGAAATATAAAATGACCTTGAATAATCATGGTTATTCCAAAAAGGAATAACATAACAACTCCCAACCAATCTATAAATGTGGATGAAGCCATGGCACTACTGGTGGGATAACACCAATAAGTCTTAACAGACCCTCACTAAACAATCCAAGAATAAAAAAACCAACGAACATGCTGATAATTCCAGCGTTACGATTATGCTTTCTTATAGCATCATCAATCATCTCCTGACACTCTTCACGAGTGACATGATGTACTGGTTTTATTTCATCCATCCTGTGAGACATTAGGTAGATTGTCCATCGGGTCAGGTCCTCCCGATACTATAGCACAAGCACGTCTGTAATAGAAATTTTCAGTATTTCCTGACTCTTCAAGAGCTTCCTTTATTCTCACCCAGTTTGCAAATTCGTCGGGGTGCATAGTTCTATTTTGAAATACACTATAGCTATAATAGTTAATTCCTAAAAAGTTGCCACAATATGTTCATCCCATAACATACATTAAGAAAATATGTAATTATTCCGCAGGGGCAGGTGTGTTACCTTCATCTAACCAAGATTGATATTCCTGAAAGTCAGAAGAGTCTGTTCTAGATAACACGACAGAAGTGTTATCATACAAGCGAAAAATCTCATTAGTAGAGATGTGAACGTCATCGTTCATTACTTGTTTAATTTGACGGTATCCAAGTGAAGAAAGAATAGTTGTCATAGTTCTGCGTTAACGGTCCAGGTTGCATCTACAATCACGTAATCAGTACTTGCTGACCTTTGAACTGTAAATCCATGTTTAGTTATATTACCAGCTTGCCAGGTACTACTTGAAGGGTATCCATAGTGAATAGTATTTGTAGCAACTGAGGAGGGTGTATCGCGTTTTTCGATTTTGTAAGTAGCACTGCCGCATGTATTGCCATTGCCCCAATACATACCACCACCACCTCGAACAATTTCGTAATACCGCTGACACCTACGAAGCTCATCACCAAAGATTCTGTGCTCGAAGGGGGTTGCTTGAGCACCACGCTCCAACTGAACACCCGTCACGAAGATGTTATTATTCGTTGAGGAGAAAAAATTTGTTTGGTTACTAGTAGCTCTGTTAACCTGACCACTGCCCCAAGCGCCATTTGTTGATCCATTTGTACTGCTACCAGCCATCAAAGTAATTTGAATTTCTAGACCGGTAACATTGTCGTTGCTTTGCGTTGAAGCATGAGAACTAGTTGTTGTTGCAGGGATATTGATTTCATGTCGAGCCCATGATGTACCAATATTCACTTCTTCAAAGTAATGTCCACCCCCAGACATAACAATACCAGCGCAATACACCCCACTACCTGAAGGAGCCTTCGCGTAGAAGGAAAGAGTAATAGGTATTGCATCTGAAGTGCCAATACCTAGTCCTTTAATGTCTTGCTGCTCTAAACGTGTGTTTATTCCATACTGCTCGTTAGACGCAGGAGTTTCTGTCGTCGTTACTTGCATCTTTAGTGCTTTATCAAATCCGGCTAGGTCAGTAATAGTTTCTTGAGTTGCAGTGGCCCTACCGGCTTGACCAACAGCACTGGCAAAATTCTTCCATCTATCACAAGCCATGTAAGTATCAACTCCAACCCCTGTGACAGTGCCTCTCTGGGCAACCTTCATTCCACCATTTACCACAAGATTTCTCTCACTCAACTCACCATGAGTCGGTAGTTGAACTGCACTAGCAACCTTAACTGAGTCTCCACTCTGTCCTAGATTTAAATCAGAACCTGGTGCTGATATAGTATCAGTCGTTCCGTCTAAACGAATTCCCATTTTGTATAGACTTTTGGATTATTTATATCAACGAATTTCAAAGTTCAATTTACGAACCTTGCGCTTCCTTCTTTGTTCTTGCCACTGAACATCCTCCGAAGAAAGAACATTCTCCTTCTTGCTAGCATAAGAGTTAAGCATAACAACTTGAC